ACACGATCCCCGCCGACCATATTAATATGGCCGGATTCCCCTGAGCTTGATGCGGACGGACTCAGGTCGTCCCTGACGATCGAGATGTCTGGCATCCTGCGAAGGTATTAAGCTCCGCTTGAGTCCAAACTTAAGCAGGGCACCCATGCCCGAAGCTTTTGACTTCGGAGTACGGGATTTCACGATTGCCCCCTGAACAAGGGGCACGTGAGACTTGGGGTGAATTCTTTCTGCCTGATAAGGCAGTACGGACTCACGACCAAGTCCTGCCGCGGTCGACTCGACGATTGACCAATGGCCCTTTAACAGGTCACGAAGTCTAGCATCGAGCGATCCTGCTGTGCGCCAAAACCCATTCCAATAAAGGAGGTTCCGGAACGCAACAAGACCAACCACTTCCTCAACATCAGCAAGTGATCGCGGTAATTCCTTTCGCAAACGAACGGGTGTAACCCATTCGCCAGCGTAAAAATCACCACCGCAAGACTCCCGGAATTTGCCATTCCAGAAGGACTTGTCCTCGTTCACAACGAGCCCAAAGGCCTGAAGGAACCGAATCACTTGATGTACATATTCTACAGGAACGACAATGTCGTCACCGTAGACACGCACCTTACCACGCAAACCTAAGATCAGGTTACGTGTGAGTGGTTCTCTCCGCTCGTAAGCAATCGCGGCGAAAACGATAGTCGTGAAGACCATCGCCTCAACCGGAAAGCAGAGCGCTGAGCCCATAGACGCGAACTTGACCAAAGGAATGATCCCGTGGTCAGGAACATCAGCCTTCAAGCTCCTTGTAGCTTGGATGGCCTCGGATAACCGAGGAAACCTAGCAAAGAGGAGCTCTACATGCTGATTCAAGACCCGATCGGATGCTTCACTCAAATCGAGAGTAGCGAGGTCGCAGTTAATGCTTCCTTCGCAAGCAAGGAGCCGATTTGGCTCCTGTTCTGCGAATCCGACGAAGTGTCGACCGAGATTGCACAGCTCCACGGCGCCAGCCCTTACGGCTGTCCGACGTGGTTCAACATCCTCAATATTGCGGATGAGTTGCTGCGCAAGGGCCTGCTGCATGTATTGCATGGCAGCGGGTTCCTCGGCGATAACACGTGGAGTCTTGAGAGTTTTAGGGACGGCGACGACCTTTACAGGAGTCTCCTTCCCAGGCTCGAGAAATCGGACACGGTCCAACTGATCGTTGTAACGCCAGTTGGGAATTGCGTACTCTCCGTAAGGAAAGACACGCTCAAGCCTCTGGGGCCAAACCGGCAAATGGAACTTCGCGTTTCCGCGAAGGCCATCCGCCGTGGCGCCAGGACCGTGCTTCGGAACAAGGTGGTACCTGTCCAATGGATCGATGACGATTTCTCGTTCTCGGACATTGGTGAAAGGTTTCTTAACGCCCTTCGCAGGGAGATAGGAGAGGATGCCTAAAAAGACATCTTTTTCCGCCTTGTTCATCCAATGCTGGCTCTCATCATGAGAGTTGTGTGACTCCTCGGAGTTGACCCAGCGTTGGACGACCGTGTGCATTTCCGTCAGATTATTCTCGACGGAGGAAAACACATCAGCCCAAAGTAGTGTGGACGCTTTTCGGAATAGGGGAAGAAATTCCTCGAAGCTATTGGTGTCCATACTACCGAGTTCTGCCTCAATCTGAACGTACCGTTGCATGGCGCGAGATATCCGTGCTTGAGTGCACTGTCTCTCGATCTTGCCGAACACCAGCGTAAGCTGGCGAATGGCACGAATGCAATCCACGCTAGGATTGTCCAGCAGAGAACCGTCTGTACTGAAAATTTGCTTAAGGAAACCTCCGAGAAATCGGGGGAGCCCCCTGTGCTTACTGAAACCAGTAAACGCAGTAGAAGCAATGGAGCCCAACTCCAGGGACCGTTCAAAGTCCTTGCAGTATTGGGGAAGCGTTATCGTTAAAAACGACTCGCCCTCCTTTTCAGTCCGAACCGCGACAGTTTGATAGTCGCGGCTGGCGCTAGTACCGCACCAGCTGGCCGTTTCATCAGCCAGCTCTCTCCATAGAGACATGAGGCTTTTCATTACTGCCCTCCTTTATAGGGGGTCGGTAAATCCCGAGCTTCATGTGCCTAATCGGTTAGCTCTCGCCACCAAGAAGCTTGGTGACGTTCGCACCCGACGAGGCGGTAAGGAAGGCCGTGAGGCCGTCCACTACCTGCTTCTGCTCGACGACGGTGTATCCCGTTTCCGGGACATCGACGACGAGATAAACAGCCACATTCGCCTTAACGTTGACGCCCGCCAAAAGCGGGTCAGCAGCGATCTTGGCGTGATCAAGACGAACAACTCGCCTAATCCGCTTTCCCAGTTGATGGGAGAACGAGAGTTTGACGAGAGCGTCGTCCTTCGTGAAGACACCAGAATTGGTGCCCGACGAAGTCCGCGGAAGCGAATTTGCAACCGCGTTGATCGTGATGGACTGAGGGTCAGCGAACATGAAGCATCTCCAATGTTGAGTGACTGGACGAATGTCCAGACTTGGGTTAAAAATCCTGCGATTTTAAGTAGTCGCAGAACCAAGGTCCCTACCATCGGGATAAACCCAATGCAGAGATGATGGCGAGCTGTTTGGGAGATAAACTCCCAAAATCCACGCCGAAGCCAAAAGGTGTAGCTCCGCGACGGAGTTTTGACTCCTCCGTACGGATCGAGGTCTGCGTGAATTGACCACCTCTACTATTAGTATAGGTGCCGCTTCTCGTAGTAACCCTCGAAGTATGGCACATAACTGAGCCATTCTGCATCACCAAGCCGTCTTGTCCGAGTGCGGAGATATTATGCATAACATCTCCAACATTCCCGAACCAGTCAGCGGCCCAGCTCCAAGGAGCGAGGTTCCAAAGAACCTCAGGGGAAAGGTCTATGCCGTAAAGTTTACGAGCATAGCTTGCGTATCGACGGATTTTGTCGTTGAACGCCCCACCAGTTGGCAAGTAGTAGATGTAATCTACTTCAAACCACTTCCGTTGCATTACGGACTGGTGTTGTCCCCCTCCGGAGAAGAAAC